CGGAGTCGAGCCTGTATCGCTGTCTCTGTCTCCACGTCACGGGCGTTGTAGGCTTTGAAGTGCTCCCATTTGTCAGGCTCATCGGAGGGCAGGTTACGTGTGCGGCCACCATTTGCTTTCGTAGGTTTGCAGGGAACGGAGAAGTATTTGATAAGGTCTTTACCTTGCTTGAGCTTCTGCTTTTCCAGTCCCAACACTGCGCCCGCCCCCTCCAAAGATAGCGGAAGCCCCAGGTACGCGGCCCACACCATTGTGCACCGCCATGATTCGGGCATGAGCCACTGGCCCAAGAACCTTGACAGACAGACCCGCTCAAACTGCGCATTATAGGCCCATTTTGTTACGCTTTCATCTGTCAGTGCGTCCTTGACTTCCCTCGGCAGTGTTTCACCGCCCGCCAAATCGACTACATGTACCGGGCCTCCATCAGCCGAGTAGCTGAACAGCAGAATCTCAAAACTGGGCGATTCAGCGTATTTGTAGACGCCGCACTTGGACAGGTCACGGTCGCTATATGTTTCAATATCCACACTGAGATGTCTCATAAACCCTCCATATCTGAACAGGGCGGCAAGTTATTCCGCCGCCCTGCTTGTCGTATATGTCCTTAGCCGAGGAAGTCGTCGCCATCGCTGTCAGATGTGAAGTCGTCCGCTGCACTGGCCCTGCCGCCTAACGGTTCACCGTCGCGGACTTTCTGAATGTTGCCCAGTCCGCAGGCAACGCCGCGGTTGCCGTTAGAGTTAAACGCATAGAAGTTCACGCTGACTCTTGCATAGACTCCGGAGTAGACCTCCGAGCGGCTCATGATCGGGTTCAGGGACTTGTCCACGATCTCCGGAGCAGAGTTGCTGTTGGCGTTTACGAAGTAGCTGTCGGCATAGGCCTCATCATCCGGGCGGTCAATATCTCCGTCCCGCAGAGGCAGTTTCAAAGTGGACTTGTTCGGAATCTTGCCTCCAAACTTGCCGCGCCCTTCTTCAATCGCGGCATCTACAGCCGCGTTGATGGCGGCGAGGGTCTTGGTGTCGCTCTTAGGGATAATTAGGCTGACGCTGTACTTGGGAGTTCCGCCGTTGATGCTCTTGGGTTCATGCACATTGGCATAACTGAGGCGGACGATCCCGGTGACCACCTTCGTGGGGCTCTTGGCGGGACTTGGGTTAATACGGTTTGCGTTGTTTGACATGGTTACATTTCCTCCTTAAATTCATGTATGGCGGATGTGTTGATTGCCTGACGCTTGTCCGACAGGGGGACAAGTGTCAGCTTGCCAGGCGGCTTTTCAATAAGGCTGCCGAGGATTGCCTGAAAGTTGTCTTTGCCCATAAGCCGCTCCATCTCCGTGAGAGTGATCAGGCTCTGACGGTAAATGTCACGGTAGCCTGCACATTTTGCAGTTTCGGCCACAGCTTCCTCGTTGGCATATCTACGGTTGGAGCGCCCCTCTACCAGCTTGAAACCTTGCCACTCCTTGCCGTGTCTGACCGCCGCCTCCAAGGCATATACCTTGATGTCGCTCGCCCAGGATATTAGGTCATCCAGTTTGCCGAGGATTTCTTCAATGTCTCCGTCCGAGAGTAGCGGTGGCAGTGCAAACTCAAACCGGGCAAGGCTAAGGTTGTCCTCCGCCCGCGCGCGGCACCTCACCGCCGCACGGCAGAACTGACACCACTCGCCGGGCACATGCTCACCACAACCTTCGAAGGCAAGGCTGGCAATGGGCTTGAGGACCTCGTCGGCCCACTGATAGAGAGACTCCTTGTCCACGGGAAAGGTACTGACGTTTTCACGCCGTGGCTGATAAATGGTCATGGACACCGTGTTGACATCGAAGATGCCGTCGAAAAGCTCCAGGGCACCGAGGGCGTATAGCTTCATCTGTGGGTTGCCCTCTGCGCTGACCAGAATGCCTTGACCGTACTTGAAGTCCACGACGTGAAGCGTCCCCTCGGAGATAATTACACAGTCGCCCGTGCCAAATCCGTCAGGTACGTACCTTGAGAAGTCTAGGCGTTGCTCTATAAGGACAACAGGGTCATGGCATTCCTGCTTTGCCTGAGCAATTAGTTCCTGGATAAACTCCACATAGCCATCGGTGTGAACGTCCATTTCGTCTGAATCGTACCTAGAAATGGGCTTCTTGGAGCGCCGCTTGAGGGCTTTTCGCAGCTTGTGTTCTGCAAGCGCGTGAGCGGCTGTACCTTCGGCGGCGGCTTCTCCGCTGTTGCCCTCAAACTCCCGCTCCAGCCGTGCAGACGGAGTGCAATTAATCCAGCGATGAGCACTGGAAGCAGAGAGTAGTGCATGTTGTTTTCCTCCACTCATTTCAAGCCCTCTGCATCCGCCAGCAGAGCCGCGTAGTTTGCCGGTTCAATCTGACTGAGTTTTGGTGCACCGTACTTTTCCAATAGTGTCCTTACGTTTGCCGTGAACCCTAGCTGGCTCTTTTCGGCCAGTTTAGCCCGCACCTGCTCCAGCGTGACCGCCTTTGTCGCAGGTTTTTCTGCCTTTGTCGTGGCTAACTGTTCAGGCTGGGCGCCTACGGCAGGTTCATTTGCCGCCATAGCATCCGCAACCGCCTGTACACTATCTGCAAGGGAACGCAGATTACTGACCACATCATGCAGCAGCTTAATCTTGCTCAAGCTTTTCACCTCCCTCCTCAACGATGGACAGCTCCTTCACGCTGTTGCCAGGGACTATGACCGTTAGCCTGCGCTTTTCGCCGAGCAGGAGACGCAGCAGCCTTTCCCGCACGGTGACATTGCGGCAGCCAACTATCCCACCGTCCTGGGGCTCCTTCGAAACACTGATCTTGAGTATGTGCTTCATGTGAGCCACCTTACCTTTCCGAAGGCTGATTTTGTGCGCCTTCACTCTATAGCACCTGCGGAGGGGGAATCGGACGGTCTATAGGAGAGATTTTTTAAGCCTGGCTATGGCACGGTTCACCGCATGGCGGATGGCAGATTCATCTTTCCCCTCAAGTGCGGCTAGGTCTGTATAGGACCAGCCTTCCAGAAAGCATTTACGGATTAAGTACTGCTGGCGTTCGGTCAATTGCGACATGGCACCTATGACTACTTCATTACATATGAGGTCCGCAAGTAAGTCCGTACCATCAGAGAAGAAACGCGCGTCCTCATGGGTGAAGGTGCTTAGTTGGGTATGGCGGTCTGGGCGGCTGTTACGCCGGTCGTTGCTCTTTTCCGCTTTCACGGATTCTAGATAGAAGGTTCCAACCTCCTCGGATACCTCCAGTTCGACAACTTTGCCGTCTGCATCTTGGTAACTGATTTTCATTGTTTGGCTCCCTTCTTTGCAGGAGCCAAGCGTGAGATATGTAAAAGAGCCGACTGGTCACGAAATACAAAAAGCCGGATGGGTTACGAATTTGCATTTCGTAACTCATCCGGCCATTTGGTAGCTCGCACTCGGCTCCGTTGCTCGGTATGAATTTATTCGGCTATTTTTTCTTTGGAGACGGTTTTGTCTGTGACAGTGCACTGCCCGCCACTGATTTGGTCTTCGCACTGGTTCTACCATCTCTTAACAGAGACGATGCCTTGCGGGCGACCGAAGGGGATGTTTGTTTGCTGTTACTCTTAGCCATATAATCACCTCCTTTCATCTGGCTTCAGGTTTCAGTTAAGAAGCCTTGATCTCCGATTCCTCATTACAGGGAACCGAGACAAACCTTCCGCACTGCGGACACTTGAGATTAACTTCAACCGTTTCCTTTGGCAGTTTGGATATGTCAAAGGCTCTTCGCCCACAGTTGGGGCACTTCATTTTTTTCACAGGCAGTCTCCTTCCATAAAATACGTAATACATTAGCGCGTTCGCTTATTTCTAACTTTAGGACAAAAAAAAGGCCTTATGACTTTGCTCTGTACTAGCAACTGACTAAGACATCAACAGATATAGACCCTTCGACCAAACAAAGGTCAAACAAACGATATTTCATTGCAGTGTAAGAAACCCCAAACATGTCGGCCATCACTTCGATTTGCGTCTCAATGGCAAGTGAATATTTTACAGGGAAA